CGCTTTGGCATATGCCAGAATGTTGGACTTACCATCAAATAGATAAGTGTGGTTAGGCACAACAAATTCACTATTGTCCCATTCTGTAACTTCTTTATATGCACTAATACCCATTATTCATATCCTTCAGCCCAAGTTATTTTTGGATTTTCTCTTTCATACAATTCAACAATATCTTTGAATTTCCACATTGCATCAGTTTCAAAGGTGTCCAACCAATTACTAAATCTACCCCAATCTTGGTCAGTCATTGGTGGTATACTAATCTCTGCACCATATGGTCCTAAACTTTCACCATATTCATCACCATGGCAATCAATACGACCACACGAATACGATTGAATAATCTCATTATACTCAAATGATTCACCAGCTTTTCTGCCAGTTAATTTAGAATCTTCGGTAAGTGTTCGTGTTACTCTTTTGGTTAATCCACGGTCAATATACCATTGCATATTGATAACACCCATCCAATTGGTAGAATATCTTACTGGCATTTATTTACTCTCATCAATAGGTGGATAATCAAGGTAATTGCCAAACTCACTACGATACAAAACCGCATCGTCTAAAATTTGTATCTCTAAATCATAGTGCAATATATCATAATCAAGAAAAGTATAATCTTCACGATATACACGAAACACATGGCGGTCACCAACACGAATAAGAATGCCCTTCATACCTTTGGCTGATTCGGTGCCCCGTAATCTATTCATTATTCTGCCTCTGCAAAATTACAATAAACTTCTTTATAGATTGATTTGATAACATCACCAGCATGGTTATCTGCACAATATTCTTTTACTTCCTGAACATCAAAGAATTGCACATGAATGGTTCTACCACTCTCAAACTCAACCATGTATACACTTTCAAAATCTGCATCATAACTCATACGCCCGCCCATTTAATATGTTGATAACCGCCACACAATACATTACCACGACTGAAATTTCTTGCAGGTGCTTTCCAACTTGCTGACTTTAGAATATCGCCTTGCTTAAACTTTTTGTCATCGTTAATCATAATCCATGAATGAGAACTGCGTTGATAACCACTAATCTCACCATGCGTCATAATCACATGGATATACTTGCGGCCAACCAAATAACTAAACACGGTTTCAGCAGAATGTCCGGTTCGATTATAGTCCGCCTGTAAATGCTCAACATACTCTTGCACACATAAATCTAAATCTTTATAAACACCCATTATTCACCTCTCGCCCATTGAACACCACGCATAAATGCTTCACGCTCGGTTCTAATTAAATCGGTATCACGGCGGCTACGCTGATATACATCAAACGAATGAGCATAACGCTTGCGAGTAGAACCTTTAAAGCCTGGTTGTGGTCTAGGACCACGGAACATTACATAATACTTGGTAAAATCAATAAACTGCTTGATAGTTTCATAATTGTCCATTGGTACACCTTTATAAGATGAACGAAAGCTTGCAGGCGCATACCAATTTGCAAATACGATTTTCATCAAATCTTCTTTTTGTTTATAATTTAATTTCATAATATATTCCTAAAAAGATGTGGTCTTACATCCGACAGAATGCCACATTCAAACAATTAACTTAAATTGATAATACGACCAGCATATTCCATAAAACTCACTTGATGCGGTACAAACACAATACGACCAACACGATTTTCCTTGTGAGGCGTGGTTTCATACTTTTCAAACTTATCTGCCGTCACGGTAATTTTAAAACAATTATAACCTGGTTCTGTGCAATTCACTTCTTCAACCACACCTTCCACAAAAGCGTCATCACGACCTGCCATTGGACGAAAATCAAATGCACGAATAATATCACCAACTTTTGCTTTGCTAAAATGATTCATATATTTTTCTCTCAACTAAAACAACCATTATACAGGTACCACACTATACCACAAGCATTGTGTCAGATTAGGCGTAATGAACTTGGTCCTTACTTTTAATAATGTTGTATCCACACAACAGCTTTTGTTCGACAAACAATTCGGTAATCGCCTGATGATCCTCAAAACCTTGTTGCAACGATTTTAATTCACTTACCACAAAATCCCATGTATTCATATTTTCCTTAATTAAACATACCATAACTATAAATCACCAATAAAACTGTATTCAATAACCAAATATTCATTTCTTTAATTCTAAGTCCCCATATTGCATAGAATAAAGAGCCAAGATTAAAGAGATAAACATTATAAGGCATTTTCAAAGCGGTCAGGACTGCGCCAGACAATATACACGCACAACCTGACCACTTCAATACATTATTCATATTACCAACTTCTCAAATTAAAACATTCAACTTCCACAAATTCATCTTCTACGCCATCTGGTATTTGCTTCTCAATTTCATTAGCAAAGCTAACAGCGGCATCATTATTATCAAATGCCTTCAGATTAACCCAACCATTTTCTGGTCCAAAACTTTTAACGATATAAATTTCCATAATTATTCCTTGTTATGCAACCAATCCATCGATTCACTAATACAACCATCAGCGCAGCTCATATTGCGCTCAACAAAATCAATACCATTTTCACAGGCATAATGATAAACATCAGATAATAAATCTTGTGCCATTTTTAATTTAACTTGTATTTCACTTTTGGTCATACTTTACTCCATGATAAATTCATCAACTCAGCAGTTCTGGCATAAATGTGGTTTTTACCATCATTACCTTCTTCCAAATATTCTGTATAATGTGAATATTCAGAATTGCTGACATACTCTAAAATATCAATTAAACTATCTAATTGATCCTCAGTCATTTCTACTTTAACCATCGTTTTCTCCAAATACGGTTGAAATATCCCGCTCACGCAGTTCCTGCTCTAATTCTTCATCGGTCATATTATAATAACCTTGAAAACCCCAACGCAATACAGAAATGAAACCTTCATCAAAACCATTCTGCATTGCATCTAAGTCATCCGCAACCAAGGTTTCTACTGCCTGCTGTTTCCAGTCAGGTTTAAACGACATAACCATATTAAAACTCCAATAGGTTATACAACTTATTCATAATATCGCTGGAAGTTTTACCATCATCTGAATCCTGATAGCCAAAATCTTCCAATACATCATATATCATACCAATCTGCTCTTCGGTAAACGATACCGAATAATCTGCCAGATTGTCACCTGTGCGAATAATTCTAAATTGAACCGCCATTATACTGCCTCCTTTAATTCATTATCTAAAACTACCAATTCTTCATCCGTTTTGGTTTTATCCAATAGAGTATAGATTAAGGTTGACACATAATCATCCATTTCATCTAAACTCATGGAACGCACCATATTCATTTCATCTTCAACCAAACGACCAATAATATTATAACGATTTACCATTAAATGCTCCCAATCATATCTTGCAATTGCGAAAAGTCCGAAGCGTCCTGCTCATCATAATAAGGACTATCCTCATCATATACACCAGTTTCCTGATATTCACACAATGCCGCATGGATTAATTCCATCTGATTATCAGAGATATCAAAACCCGCTTCCGGCACACCATCGACAAACTTGGTTAATTCATAGGTTACCTTACTCATAGATTATCTCCTTAATATCGGTAATTTCAGAATCATGCAATTCCAGATTATATGCCTCATAGAATGATTCTTTCACTCTACGGATATATTCCTCTTTGGTTTTTACCTCATGGTTATTACCTTCCCATACCACTTTAACCACGCATTCAAATTCTTTATATTCATTACTCAATTTCTAACTCCTCAATATCAATGGTTTCATTATCTTCCGCATATGACCTTAATGCATTGGCAAACTCATGCGCCTTATCAAAGGTAGAAAATGCTTTAACCGTTTCGGTAGACCAATTATTAGGTTCCACCTCTAAATGGGATAATACTACAAATACTTTACTCATATAATTCCTCTATAATAGGTTGCACATTACCTTCCAGAACCTCATAGTTCCAATCCGTGATATCTTCACCACGGTTTAATTGCTCCCATATTGATTCCGCTACCCATGAGAGTTTATCGGCATCTTCCACGACCATTTCAATCGTTAATTTTACTTTTTTATAACCGCTCATATTATTTCCTTATAAATAATAAGTGAACTTAAACTAACATAATTGATAATGATATATTCAATTTATAAAATTACCAACACCTTAAATAATCAATGCTATATTGGTTATACTAATAATTGGAAACTGCGTAAAAGACAACATAAACGCTATTCCAGTCCACAATTACATAAAGCTTTTAACCAATATGGCATTGATAACTTTACTTTTGATATAATTTACCAATCAAAAGACAAAAATTACTGCCTTAATACAATGGAACCACATTTTATTAAAGAATATGATTCCATACAAAACGGATATAATACTGCAATCGGTGGATTATCTCATAATGATAAACCATTTGAATTAAAATCCACCGATTATCTCAAACTTACGCAGCTATTTTCAATTCAAAACTAGGATATTTTACAAAACCGCTGATATCCTTCTTCGCCTTACCTTTGGCATACAAACCAACCACAACCTGCTTAGGATCAAGAAAACGCAAATCGGACTCATCACCGTTGAATACTGGTAAACCCATATACTCAGCAGGCATTGGCTCTGTTTTCTTGATACCAAACACCACAGCGATATTGTAACCTGCTTTTCTTGCCAACAATACATCCAAATCATTACCATCAGCGGCCGAGAAGGTCAAACTGTAATTGCTAATGCCTGATACTTTACGACCAAGCACCTTGGTATAATCATAGAATTGCACATAACCAAACGCTTCAAAGATATTGGAGTAATATACATTACCCATTTTCACTGGATATTTCTCCCAGCTAATATCGGAAGTACCGTTTAATCTAAAAACAGGCACCAGACCTTTGGCCTTGCTTTGCTTAATTGCTAATAGAATATCTTTTACCAATAATGCCATAAACGCATCACGGTCATTATAGAATAATTGAGTTTTACGGATACGAGCCTGCTGAATGGTATTGGTATTCTCACCTCGCTTAAACATACCGCCACGACCTGCCGTATTCAGGCAAGCAGATAAACAACCTGCCGTAGCCTTAGGACAGGTATTATGACCAGATAATGAACCTGGTGCTAAATGGAGAATGTAGGTATTGTAGCCTTGCGCCATACCTTTCAAAGTCTTAGGATTACCTACTGATAATAAATGCATATAAACTCACTTTTCAAAAATTACAATCGAAATTAACCAACAAAAAACCATTATACAGGCATTGGAATAGACCACAATCAATATGGCATATTCCAATAACTATGATTGGCCGATACTCCTAAAAGTGTTGTATCGGAACAACATCAATAATAATGCTTATATGATAATAGTATAATTAAAGTAAATATCAAATAAACACCAGTAAAACAAGTTAATAAACCGATAATATTATAGAATAACCTCATAATGGCGCCTCCATAATCTCTTTTTCTGATAATAATGCTACCGTGACTGGATTATCTCTCCATCGAAATGATAATGGAGTATCCAATGCTACAGTATAAAGGAACTCATTACCATAATGCCTACTGGTTAATACCTTACCGATAATGGCATTATTACCATACATACCGATTACCCTACTATTATCTTTAATCATAATACTCCTTCAAAAATAGATTTAGCTTCTGATAATGATAATACGCTGGTTTCAAATTCCGTATAATCATCATTAAAACTACAAAAATCAATCATATCTTGATAATTGGTAAATACGATAATATCAAAATCACCTTTTTCCCAATGCCTTACAGCACAAAATGCATCTTCACCTTTAATCATAATATCTCCTTAATGACCACAAGCAATTAAAAAACGGTCAATATCAAAAGCCTGATTATCTGCTCTGAATTGAATAGCTAAATCCGAACATAATTGATAATTGGCTTTATTCTCGGATAATACTTTAGCCAACATAATATAATGCTTTTTGCTCATATAATCTCCTAATTAAACTCTTTTACCCATTCAAAACGGGTAGATAATGGTACCCATAATAACCTACGCTTATTCTCTGGTAATTCTAATGGATATTGTAATAATAACCAATCAGGATTATCCGAAAATGCTACTTTACTGCTATATCTTACTAGGCGGACGATACGATTATTCCATTTTGCTACTAATAATGTCATAATATCCTCCTGTAAATAACTAAAAATAATAACCTTTATTACTTTTGGTAATATAGTCGCTATATTGTCGCTGGATAGGTGCTCAGTTTAAGTCTTAGTTAGAATACCAGATTGTCCTAGTGCGTCCTAGATAATCCTGAGAGATATTCCGAGCCACTTTCAGCTAATAATATTACTAATAACCTCTATTAACCGCTGTGGAATAAAGGTTATTATAATACTACTGGATTAAGCAGTTAATTTTGCTTGTAATTTGGCAAGCTTCTCAGCAGCAGCTTTAATCTGCGCTTCGATTTTCATTTTCTTTTCAATCTCTTTCGCTTGCTTTAATGACTGCTTATTAAGCTTATTAGATAATACATCCTCTTGGATCATACTCTTAATGGATTTTAATAGAGCACGCTTTTCGGATACTGGTAAATTTTGAATAGTGTCGATATATGAAAACATAATAATTCCTTTATAAAATGGTAAATGTAAATGGTGCTACTTGATAATGCTACTGGTTAATGATATAATATTAAATAAATTTATACTTGGTTCTGCGTGGTTTAGCGCAGATTATATGCTTACCACTTGCGAGATAATCGAGAATATCCTGCTGGATCTGAATATCTTGCTTAAGCTTTTTATTGGTAACATTCTCAATTTTAACGGTACCAGTAAAGCGCTTAGCGATAATATTACATTCAGCCAGCTCGGATATCTCATTATTCACAGCAGCTTTTTTGGCAGCATTTTCCTTGCGCTTAATGGACTTAATATCCTGATTAACGCATGATAATAACTGCTTCATCTCGGTAATACTCATATTAGATAATGCTTGATAATCCATAGTAATCCTAAGTTAATAAAATTCTGAAATTTACCGAAAAGCGTTGTAAGAAAACAACAGCAATTCCGCAAAATTTTCACCACTCTTGGAGTATACACGAACCACGGAAAATGTAAAGCGTTATTTTTGAGTGCGCTAAGCTATTGAATTTATTGCGGATAATACTCGACCGGACTGCTGGAGTATTATTGAGAGACGCTCTGGTTATTGCTCAGAAGCGCACGCAAGTGATTGATTATATTATAAAAAAAGTTCATTCCAGGTCAAACTCTTTATTTCCAAAAAGTTTTTTCCAGCCGGAACTCAAGGAATCGAAATTTTTTTTCGGGAGGAACTCTGTGTTCCTAAAATTTTTACCGGAAGTCCCGTATACGAAATACCTTTTTTCCGTTTTCTTGGAGTACTTCTGTTTTAGGTTTTGTTTTGGTGGGTTCGGTTCTAGGCTTTGATGGAGTTACCCCTCGCCATTCTTCTGATAAACCACTTAATATAGAATATCTTCTACTACGGAGATTATCAATAGCTTCGTCAATCTCTTTGACCTTCTTGAATCTTTTATGTTCTTCTAAGGTCCAATATAGTTTAGAACCTTTTTCTCTATTACATTCATCACAGAGTATTTGTAGGTTATTAATATCTAATCGTAATTCCCAATGAGTTCTTACTGGTTTGATATGGTCACCTCTAAGAGAATGAGTACGACCACAAACTACACAAACATTTTCATGTAGTTCAAAAAGTTTATTCCTAAGTTCTTTCCATTCTTTGGATTGATAGAATGCACTAAATTGTTTTTCTAATTGACCAATACCAACTTCATATGGTTTCATTTGTTCTCCAATAGAGTTCTACTCTGAATATCCCAATATTCTTCTACAGCACTCTTAGCAAAATCTGAATCAATATATTGTCCTAGAGCCCCATCTACATTGTGGTTGTGAACTGTGGCGCCCCAAATAGTTTTAGTATTCCCAACTTTATATACAGTACCAATGATTTTTCCATCCTCATCGTCATAGTATACCCATTGAGAATACTCTTTTTCCATCCATTTTTTCATAATGTCACCAAGGTGAGTTGATACTTTGAGTGAAGTTGTCCACAGATTCTATACGGTATCTGACATGAGGATTCTTCTTTCGTAATAGAGCTTCAACCTTTTCTTCTGCTTCTTGGAGAGTTTTAAATCGACCTCGAATAGAATCAGGACCAACAGGACGGGACATGATAACGAGGAAAGGATACTCTAGTTTTTCATCCGCAATCGTCTGTAATGCTCTACCGTTTAGTGTCATGTGATACCTTTTGAATAATTTTGAGGTCTTTGAATTCGTTACCATATGCGTCCGTGCAGGTCCACAATTCTTTCTCCACAGGGGGCTGAGGAACACACTTAACGGCTCCAGATTCCCGGTCTTTCTGTTCTGCTTCGTAACGAGCATTGGATTGACCTGTGGATTGGCCAATTGCGTAGGAGACTATTCCCGCAAAGCCTTCGGAAGCGCTGGACAAAAACAGTAGTCCGAGTGCGGATAGGATGATAAGTTTCGTTCTTACGTTTCGCATCATTTGTTCTTCCAGTTAAAGCCTAATAATTTAAATAATACTTTCTGATACCACTTTGGTTCAGTTTCTAGTCCAACATTAATACCACCAATAGATAACTGTCCAACCGAATCAATAGGAGTTACTGTCAGTTGTGGTGCAATACTGGTTGTCCAAGTAGGTTCAAGAAAAGTAGTTCCTGTACCAGTAGTTAGAACCGATAACTTTGGTTTGGCACAATTGGTATAATCTAATCCTAATGGAATCTGTTCGGTGAGCGGCCAAAAGAATTGAATCTCAATTTGATTAATATCCCAATTTTGCTTAGCGACCACATTCTTAAAAAACCCCTCATCATTGATACCAGGATCGGTCCACATCATTCTTCTTCCGGTTCTTGTAAATCATCTTCTGTAAATGGCCATGGTGCCGAATTGGCGGACCAATCTGGCGGAACTTCTAATGGTTTCTTTTCTGCTTCTTCTCTGTCATCAGTAGTCCAAGTAGTCATTTAGTCCTCCAATTGAATGAATGCTTCACTAAGTTCTTTTAAAGCGGACTGTAAATTAGCATCTTGTTCTTCTTCGGTTAGAGGCTTCTCTGCCAGACCACGCCATTCAGTAATCTTGAGTTCGTCACCACCAATGTCCTCATTCTCACCAAAATAACCACGCCATTCTTTTCCATTCCAATATGCTTTGTGTGGAAATGGCCATGACTTGGTTATTACTTCATAGACACCTTCGTAGGAAGGTTTAATCTTTTTAGGAAAAAAATCAGTCATTTCATAGACTGGTTCATCTACATCATCATCTTCTTGCATACCTTGTTCTTCTGCTTCACGGTCTTGCATTTGTTCAGAGATAGCAAACATTTCATCAATGTCGGATGGAATCTCATCCTGAACTTGTGCTGAATCCATATCAGTATAATCATACTGGTCATCTGAACCATACTCATACTTGCCACAGAAACCCATACCACACTCGTCATAGTAGGCGGTGGTGTCATAACCATTTTCAAATAGGTAATCGTAGAGAGCAATGGGAGGACCCCATGCGGTATCAAAATTGATTTTGATGTTGTTGTCATCTAGGCGTTCAAAGTCATAGACTGAAGCTTCCCATTTGGTGCCCCAATTCTCAATGTTCCAGCCGTACCATTCTTCTTCAAACTCAGCTGGTCGTGGACGCAATGATTGGAATAGCGCAACATCATCTTTTGGCTTATTCAATTCATTTTCAATTTCATCAATCTTTTCTTTAAAACCGTGGTTGATTGTGGCCACGTTTGAACACCAATTAGGCATAATATTTCTCCAGGTAAAATAACTTCTCACATCACAAAAACTAAGTATAAATACTTATATCGTAAACACTTAACATTTCAATCTCAAAAGGACTAAAAATGAAATTCATTCAAGCAATTATCAATGCTTTGGCATTTCTCAAAACCACATCACAATTAGAGTACTTTGTACGTTCTAAAAATCCACAAACACATTCTGAAGTAGAAAAGTTGGTTCGTGATTTCTATTCTATGAGAAGTATGTAATGGAATTTGAAATTCTAATTACGCTGCTTTCTTGGTCTTTTTAGGTTTTGATTCTGGTTCACCTTTAATCATTACCACAAAGTCCTCGTTTATTACAAAGACTTTTTCTTTCTCATAGACTGTTTCACGGACTTCATTCCAGTCCGGTAGAATTGCATCACCAATTTTGATAAATTCAACATCAGGTCCAACTGCCACAACTTTGGCAAACTGAGCTTCATTTTTATCTGTGGTAACTAATATGATACCACCGCCGGTAAAAGTTTCTTTTTTCTGGTCAATCAATTCAATGATTACATTATTTTTAATAGCTCTTAACACGCACAATCCTCTCATTTGTTTCCATACATTTATCAATTATTTCTTTGGGCGCTGATTCGTCAATCTCAGTACAATCATAACGGATTATAGTCGGTTTGTCAAACATTTTGTGGTAATCATCATTACCCATGAGGGCATATACCACACACAACATGATAATCATACCAGAGATTTTTAGGGCTTCCATTTTAACATTTCTTCGTAACTATATTTTCTTTTCATAAACGGTGATGGATTCTCTAAGTAGCAAGCCTCTAAATCACCTGGTCGTCTTTCTTTATATTCTATATTACAATCACCACCATTGACCTTAAAGAATAATGAGGCAATTTCTTTAACGGTTCTGGCATCATTATATGCTAAATTCTCAATGCGATTGGTTGATGGATTATCAATTGCTTCTACCATAGCATGGCAAATATCCATTACATGAACATACTCACGGACAGCAGTACCATCTTTAGTATTGTAATCGCTTCCGTATATATTCATCGTTTTTGTTTCCAACGCTTTGATGAGATTAAAAAATAATCCATCAGGATTAGTCGGTGGAAATCCTTCAGAACCAATCACATTATAGAAACGGAAAATGGTACAATCCGGTTCTTGTTCGATGAGCATATCTTCCGCTACCTTCTTAGAGATAGCATAAGGAGATGCCATGCCTTCAGCCGCACCAGTTGAGGCGAAAATAAACTTCTTATGCGGTACAATATTCCTCAACCAATGTGTACCGTTAATGTTTGTATTATAATACGCAGTAGGATATTCTACTGATTCTCCGACTTGTACTAAAGCTGCCAAATGAATAATGGCATCAAATTGAATATCTGTTACACCACACTTACGAATGTCTTGAGGTTTTCTAATATCAACCTCAAACATATAAGGACCACGATGTTCAAAATGTTTATCTAGTTTGTATAATTCAATATCTTGTTTTTCTAAGATAGAACATAAATGTTTGCCAATGTAACCTTCAGATCCGGTCACCAGTACTTTTTTTATCATTGTGGTCTATGGCTTTTCAGTTGGTTAATAAAATTCTGTACTTCATTTCGAATGTAACTATCTTTAGGTGTCCAAACATATACCTTGTTCAAGAAAGCCAATAGTTGTTCTAAATCAATCTGTATCTGCATTGAATATACTTGACCATTCTTTTAGTTTTATTTTTTTGTGTTCCATGGCCGCAATCATATTTTCTTCATTGATAGCACCTTGGTCAACTAGAATACCAATCATACAAAGTAATTGACCAACTTCCATTTCCAAATTTTCTTTTGTTGAGGCATTATCTTCGGTAGGATACCGAGATTGGAAACCAAAACGCAGAATTTTAGAAGTTGCTTGAATTACTTCAGCACATTCTTCTTGTAGAATTACAAGAGTTTCTTCAACTTTACTTTTCATCATCACTCACAAATTTAATTACCGGCATAAAATCAGCCACAATCTTCATGGCCTCTTTCATGTTCGGCGCAATCACTTTACAATTATATAAACCGTCTTTTAATGATAAATCAAATGGCAATGGTTTACCCATAAAAACAAATGATTCATCGACATAACAGTTTACTTCCCAAACTTTAGCTTCTTTGCATCTTGCAAACAAAGCATCTGCAATTTTTTTAGGATTAAAATCGTCCGCTTCAACAATCATCATTCGCTCAGCAAAGTTGGTTTGGCGCCCTTGTTAGTATAATCTGTTGCAAAAGCAGTTGCTTCAGATTCGGTCATAAACACTTTACTAAAAGAAGATGGATTATCTGATGTACCATAATTTACTTTCCAGAATCCTGGACCTTCATAAATCACGGCCATAATTTTACCACCTTCACCTACAAAAGTTGCTAAGTCTTTCATGATATCAATCCTATAAAACGATTAAGTACAACACGGTTATTCAAACGATTACCAGCAAATTTACTAAATGCTGAAACCAAACCACGGGTAGTGGCATTTTCTTTTACTTCAAAAGTTACATCATCATCAGTATCAAGGCCTTCTGAACGGAGTAAATAATACTCATCAAAGCCGCCATTGGTAACTACTAATGATTTGTTTTTACGGAATTCGTATTTGATTTTATCGATGGTTTGATAACCAGCATTAGGATAAAAATGATACAATTCACGGCCTAAGTTACGACCAGACAAAACATAGAAACCAACAATGTTACAATTAGTTCTCGCCTTCAATATCTTTATATATGATGCTGTCAAATCACGACCTTGAGCACGTTCAACCGATTCTTGATTTTTAGTAATTGGATCACGAATCACAAATTTGCGATGAGCTTTCCAATCAGTACCACCATAATCAAGTTCTTTGTTAGATGTGCCACTTGTTTTATTACCTGAATTATTGATATAGAAAACATCACGATTACTATGACCTTCACCATCAGTTAAGAATACAGTATTTACAATTTGTAATTTGTATTGTTTTTGGAATTCAGGAATAATCTTCATGGCAGAAATAACTGCTTCATTCAAAGGTGTACCGCCTTTTTGTAACCAATTTGGTTTCCAGCCATAACGATATGTGGACATTTGAACTAAAGCAGAACCAGCATAAGTGAATTCAGAAGCAGACATTTTGCTCGATAACAAATTTAACAATTTGAAATTGTGCAATTCAATATCACCTTCTTTAAATTCTTGGCGATATGGTTCATCGTATTCTTGGCTGAAAGCATATACATCATAAGGAATGTTTACCTTCTTGCAAAACATTACTAGATTGATTAATTGCTTTACAGTATTTTCCATGTGGTCAGACATAGAACCTGACCAATCGAGGAACATAACGAGGCCGTGCGATTTAGCACCAGGTACTACTGTCATCTTTTTGAAGATATCATCAGTCAATTGGTAAGAATAAATCTTACTCATGTTCAAGTCACCAGTTTTGGCAATAGAAGCACGTTTCAATTGGTCGGCATTTTTACGCAACTCAAACTCTTTGG